TAAGTGGTATTTCTTTCTCTTCTTTTAGTGTTATTTCTTCTCCTTCTGTTACTATGTCTTCATGATATTTTATTCCTGTTTCAGCTGAAATCTCTTTATTTTCTAAATTCATTTCATTATTAGGATTTATTATATCTACAGTTATTTTCTTTGTCACAGTAGAACCCAAAAAGGCATCGTTGACATAACAATCATCTTCAATCTTGAAATCAACTAAATTGTCATCTCCTGTAATATCTATTTGCTCATCTGTATCTGGATTTATATAAATTTTTCCAAATCTATTTAACCCTACATCTAATTTACAATTTTCTTTAAACTCATTACTTACTTGATACCTTTTTTCACCTACAATTCTATTAATGATATATCTATTGGATTATATAAAATTCCTCTATCTGTTCTATTCCATTTCATTGTTATTGCTCTATCTCCTCTATAACAATTAGCTGTTTGATATGTTCCTTTATATGGATTAAAGAAATATACACTATATTTTTTTAATGTTTTTAATGTTTGGAAAAATTCAACCATTTCTTCCCCAGTAAGATTTCTGGTATGTAAAATAATTTTGTATTTTACTGCTACTGGATTATAGTGCATTGTGCCTTTAGCATTTCTTCCACTATCATAGCTAATGTCATATTCTTCCACATCGTAGCCTTCATCTTTTAAAAACTTAGTTAAATTTTGTCCATCTACTTTTACTATGTCATTTACATACCTTCTTTACCCTCCTATACTGGAACAGGAAATGGTAATTCTCCTGTTCTTGTTACATAATCTCTAAAACCTTCTGATGCTTTTTCTACAATTACCCCTTCATCAGTTTTTGCATTTATATCTACTTGTACTTTTGCTTTTTCCATTCCACTAACTACTGCATTATAAATTCTATCTGATATATTTCCCATACTAACTTTACTTTGTGCTTGGATTTGTCCACTTATTGCTCCGTAATTTACATATTGTGTTGTATCTATTGCCATATCTCTTGTATTTACTTTTATACCTTGATTTAATTCTTTGATAGGATTATTAAATTCTTTTAATAAATTATTTGAAAAATCTTTTACAGTTGAAAGTACATTATTTTGTTCTTTGTTAATTCCTACACCTAAACCTTTTAATAAGTAAATACCAAATGTTTTTGTTTTTCTTGATGGAGAATGAATACCAAATGTTGTCTGAAATTTGCTTAAAATACTACTAGCAAAAGATTTTGCTGTTGATAATGTTTGCCCTTGCCAATAATTATTTTTTAAACCTTTTTGTAAGCCTTTAATAACATTTATACCAACATCTTCTGATAAATCTCCTTGTTTTAAGCCTTTTATAACTTCATTTACATTATCAATACCACAATTCTTTAATAATCTCTTTTGTTCACTAGTGCTTAATCCACTTAAATATTCTTTTACACTGTCTGTTGCAACTTTTCTGTATGCTGGTTCATTTTCTAATCCCATTTCTACTAATTTTTGTAATTGTTCTGCTGTTTGTGATGCATTAGTCTTTGTTGAGTCTAAACCTTGTGTGTATGAATTTCCTTCATTTGTTCCCATTAATTTAAATCTATTTGATAATATATTGGTATTTATGTCCACAGTTTTTGTTTGTTCAGTAAAATTTTGTTGCATATTTTGAAGAATATTAGTTCCTGTTGTTTTTCCTGTATCTTCTATATCTTTATATGTATTATCAATTTTACTTGCATACTCATTTAATTTAATTTTGTTTTTTTCAAGTTCTTCTCCATATTTTTTCTCTTCTTCTGTTAATTTATCAAGGTTTTGCTTTGCTAAAGTTTCATTTTTCTTTGCTTGTTGTCTTTCAAAAAAGCCTGTTGCTGTTGATGTCTGTCCTATTGCATCTTTATATTCTTGTTCTAATTTTATTCTACTATCAAGAAGTCCTTGTTGTTTTTCTTCTAACTGTATTCTTTCTTTTAACGTTTCTTTATAAATGTCTTCATATGCTTCTGCTTCTATTTGTTGTTTTTTCTTTGCTATATAAGAGTCTATATTTGATTTTAAATCATCATAGCTTTTTATTAGTTCACCATTTCTAGTTATTTGATTTCCTGTTAATCCATATTCTGTTCCTAAAGCATTATTTAAGTCTCCTAATATTAATTTAACTCTTTCCTCATAGCCTTCTTTTACTTTACCATTGGCATCAATCATTCCTTTTAATGCTTCTGATTGTTTTTTTGTTACTTCTAAATCTAATAATGACGCTTCTTTATTTTTATTTATACTATCTATTTTTTCATCATAAGATTTTTTTATATTTTCGATTTCTTCTATTTGAGCATCAATTTCCTTTGATGTATTTTGAATTTCTATAGTTAAATCTGATTGTGCACTACTTAATCCTACTATTGATGCTACTGCTCCCGCAGAAAATCCTACTAAAGCACCAATTGCTGTTCCAACTCCTGGTATTACACTTCCCAACAAAGCTCCACTAGCTGTTGCACCTGCTAAACTTCCAGAAAATTTTAATATTCCTTCTGTAGATGAAATACTACCTTCTTCTAAGTCTTTCATTGAGTTATAGGCTAATGCACTTGAACCTACTAATCCTGCTAATCCAACTCCTACTTTTGCCCAAGTTGGAATTAAACTTAAAAATCCTTGTCCTGTTTCTGATAAAGCTGATTTAGTCATTTTTAAAGAGCTAATTACTCCATTTCCTTGTGTTCTGAATATTTTATATTGACCTACAACCATAGAAATCCAAGAACCTAAATTAGTAAATCCAGATTTTAGACCTAATATTATTTTTCCAATAGTTTGTAGTCCTAATCCAAATGTTGTTGTTGCACCTTTACCAGTTTTTAATATTGTAAATAGTGTTTTTAACCATTTGATTAATTTGGTTATTTTACCAATAATTAATATTCCTCCAACTATTCCAGCAATTACTGTTATTACTTTTAAAATATTATTCATATCTTTCCAAGACCATTTTAAATTTCCGTTAATATCTTTTGTAAATCCTAATGCTTTTAATATTGCATCCCTATATTCTTGTGCTTTTCCAGTAATAGAGTTCATTTTGTTGTCCCATTCTTTTAATGATTTTAATAACTTATCATCTACTCCTGTTGCAACACCACTAGAACCTGAACCACCTGTTGTGCTTGCTGGGTCAATATTATTTATTTCATCAAATCCCATTAATTGTTTTTTTAGTTCTTTTGCCTTTTTTGTTGCTCCACCTAATCCGCTATTTAAGTCTGATACTCCTATACTATCCGCTAAATTATTTGAGCCACCACTACTTAAATCATACCCAAATAAACTTGCTATTGATTTTATGATTTCTTTTATAGCCATTATAATTGCATTTGCCCATACTATAATTCCACCAAAAGCATTTACAATAAATGAACCCGCAACTTGTTTTAATTCTATTAATTGATTTTTGAATACTCTTAATTGATTCGCTGGACTTTCAAATGTTTTTGCAAAATCTCCCTGTGCTTGTCCTGCTTGATTTAATATTGCTATATATCTAGCTACTTCTTTTTCAGCATAAGATAATTGTTGTACTGACCTATCATCTATTCCAGCATTTCTTATAACTTTTGTTAATGCACTTTCTGACACATCTATACCTATTGTTCTTAAAGACTCAACTTGTCCTGCTATACCAGATTTTATTTTGTTCATAGCATCTTCTACAGATAAGTTATATAAAGAAGCTATATCGTATCCAGCTTTTGTTAAGCTTTCAGACATAGTATATGAATTGTTTTTGTCAATTCCCTGTCCTTTAAACATTGAATAATACATAGCTTGGTATTGTTGCAATTCTGATTTATTTGTTGCCAATTTTTCATTCATTTCATTCTGAAACTTCATAGCTCTTGCATAGTATTGACTTGCTGTCTCATCTAAATTTCCATATTGGTCTACAACTTTTCCCATTGATACTTCAAACAAGTTGTTTGTTTCTATCATATCTATATTGGTTTGAGCAACATCCTTTACAATATTAGCGGTTTTTCTTAATCCTACATATATTGCTCCTAATCCTAAAGACTTTTTTAAGGCATTCATATTAGATGTTGCACTAGTTATATTATCTTTTAATTTATTACTTTTAGTTGAGTTTATTGTATTATTTAATGAAGATTTTAATTTATCTAAAGAGCCTACTAATGTAGTAATTGCTGATACCGCATCATTTACTTCAACTTCTATTTTGTTTTCTATTGTTCCAACATCATAATCTGCCCTTGTTCCACCTCTTATTTTTTATTAAGCATTGCTTTTATTTGTCTATTTCTTTCTCTTATTCTTTCTTCCATTTCTAATTGTTGTTCTCTTTCAATTTCTTCTTTAGTTTTTATATGTTCAAAATCTATTGGGCTCGCCATATAATTTTGTGCTGGTTGTCCTTCTTTTCTTCCAAAACTATTATATAAAGAAACTGAAATGGCATTAAAGAAATATAATCCTTGTAACCATGCTTGTTGATTTTCTAATTCTTTTTCTATTTTTATTTTGTCCATATACATTTTTCGGTATGTCCAAAGCAACTTTGGTTCTTCGTTCCAAAATTCTCTTGTAGACATACCGAATTGTAATGCTAATGGTAGTAAATAATCATAAAAGAACTCTGTTAATGTTTTGTATTCTTTTTGTTCCCCATCTGAATTATCTTCTACATTTCTATTATTTGAGCTTTCTTCTTTTTCTTTCCATCTGGGGATTTTATAAAAGCCATATATTCTTCTGTTAAAAATTGAATTATTTCATCAATATCTCCATCTTCTTTTTTATAAGCTTCCATAACCCCAACAGCCTCATATTCTGTCATGCTTGGGTGATTTGCTAATAATCCTGTATAGAAAATTTTATCATTTAATGTTATTAATTTTCCTCCATTGCTTATTAAATCTAATCCATGTTCTTCTGCAATTTTTGCATCTTTTCTTGTAGGATATCCTAATTTATATTCTTTTTCTCCTACTTTTATTTTCATAATTCTACTCATATCTAATTCCTCCATCTATTTTAATTCCTAAACCATTAATGTTGTTACTTCTGATGCTGTTTTATCAACTATTTGTGTTGCAACTATATGTAATGTTGCTTCTTGTGCTGAACCTGCACTAAATTCATTTTTCCATGTTTGTGCTGTTCCTTTGATATATGTTCCTGTTCCATCACTTAATTTAACTAAAAACTCGTGTTCTGCTCCATCACAATATGTTAATACTTTTTCATATTTTTCAGCAGTTCTGTTATATGTAAAATCTTGTGCTGGTGTATCAACTCTATCAGAAATATATTGTTTTATTGGACTATCTAATTCTGTAACTTCTATTGTTCCACCTTCTGCTCCACTTGCTGGAACTGATTTAATACTAATTAATTTTTCATATCTTTCTGCACCTTTTACGTACAATTCTGTACCTTGGTCATTATATGCTACTGGATTTGTATCTGCCCTTAATATTACCTCCTATAAATTATATTATTTTCATCTATTTTAGCTTCATATCTCATATACCTTCTATCAACATTTAAATCTATATTAGGTATTGGATTATTAGCTTTTCTATTAAATCCATATTTTATATCAAATATATCATTAACTAATTTTACTAATTCTTCTGTTATTAATTGTCTTGCAATGTTATCTTTATCAATAGTATATATTTCTATTTCATATACCAAATTAAATCTTTGGTCTGATTTATCTAAATTTTCATCATATAAAGGGTCATCTATTTGTTTTATTATTACCAACGGAAATTTATTTTGTTCTTGCGGTGTATCTTTATATACATAAGGATTATATTTTGAATTAGCTTTTATATATTTTTGTGCATCTTTAAATATTCCATTATAAACATTTGGCATTGCCCTTCATATCACTTCCTACTTATTCTTTTAAATTCTTCTATTGCTATTATTTTAAAACTATCTTCCATGTTTTTCATAGCATTATAAAACTTTTTCTGTGCTGATATACCTTTAGTCCATCCATAAGTCCCATCTCCTTTAGGATATATCCAGCCTTTTTCTCCATGTTTATTGACATCATATTTCCAGCCCACTTGTGCTAAAATCTCTGAAATATGAGGATTTTGACTTCCTACAACCCCTGTACCAAATTCTCTATAAGTATCTTTTGTATCTGTAGTTCTTATTCCTCCTGTTATTACATTACCTTCATTTTTAGTAGGTATAACTTCTGTAGATTTATAGTTATCCTTTAAACCTACATTTGACACTTTAGTAACTATATTTTCAACGGCTTTTGGTATTTTTTCTTTATACTTTTTCAAGAACTCTTGATATTCATTAATACTTTTTAACGAAAGATTAGTAGTGAATTTTGCATTTATATTCATGTTTGCCAATATAATCACCTACTTCGCTGTTAATCTTTGAAAATAAATTACTATTGCTTTGTTTTGGTTTCTTGGTGGATATAGTTTATAATTTGCATTTGCTCCATTTACAGTTTCATTTTCTGGTGTAATACCATCTAAATATGCTTTATCAAATTCTTTAAATTTGCCTTCATAGTCTTTTCTACTAATTACTGCTTTTTGCATTTGTTTAGCATTTGTACCAAATTCTTCTATATCCGCTTCTGAACTTACAGGTTGAACATTAAATTCATATTTTTTTGGTTTTGCATATTGTGTTATTTCATTTCCGTAATCATCTTCACTAGAAGCTAATTGACTCGCTATCCAAATTGTTTTTTTCCAATTTTTTCTCCTATTTGATTACACCTGCTTTCGCTGGTGGTAATTCATCTATTAGGTCTTGTGATAAACCTGCTTTTGCTCTTGTTTCTGATAATCCATTTTCTGAATATGAAATTAATCCAACATCATCACCTAAATTATATAATTCAATTGCACATTTTGTTTGCCAATCTTTTGCTCTATCATTTGGTAATTCATCAATAGAATGGTCATAAGGAAAGACTAATCTTAGGTATGTATTCTTTGCTCTTTTAAGCTTTATTTTGAAAATATCATCTTTACTTATATCTTCAACATTATTTAATATTTCCAATCTCATTTCTTTTAATTGGTCTATTTCTTCTACTGCCCTTAATTAGTCCTCCTTATTCATTATTTTATTTTCCTGTTGTTGATGCAGCTGCTGCTTTATCTACTACTACAACTTTTTTACCTTCTGGTGCTTCAAATGTTGTAGCTAATCCTGTTATTTTTCCGTGTAATAATTCGTTTCCATAGTCTAATCCTATTTGTCCGAATATTTGATATTTTGTTCCAGCACCTTGTTTTGCTAATTCTTCTAAGAAGAAGTTACCTTTACCTGGTACTAATTGTTCTACTGGTGCTATTGCATCAAAGTTTAGCAAATAAGCTGTTCCTTCTGGTATAAATTGTCCCACTGCAATATGTACTGTAGTTGTTGGTAAATAAATATCTCTTATTTGAATACCATATTCATTTGCTCTAAATGCTCCAACTTCTACTCCCATTTCAATTGCATTTCCGTGAATTTGATTTAATGTTGTATTATCACACCATAATGTTAAGTTTGAAATATCTCCGTTTGATTTATCTATTTTTTCAACCAAGTCGTTTAACATCCAAATATCTAATGCTTTTCCACCTGCTGTTACAACATTAGTAACGATTGCTTCGTCTATACCTCTTGTTTTATTTACAGTTGCATCTGATGTTGCTTTGTTATATTTTCCTTGAATAAATGTTTTTTCAATACTTCTTGCCATTTTTTTCATTTTATTAGCAACTTGGAAATCTAATTCATTTAATGGATTAGCTTGTTGTCCTGCTATATTTGCACCTGCTAATGTTCCCATATTTGATTGTTTAGCATAACTTATTGCTACTGCATCTTGGAATATTTGTGTTACATTAGTATTTTGGCTTCTTGTAATAAATGAAGCATCTGGTGCTTGTAAAGAAGCATTTTCACTTATTGATGGTATATCTCCATCTTCACTTGTATATTCTTGTCCTAATACGAACTCTACTGAATTTGTGTATTTTGTTTTACCACTTATCATACTTGAAAATGGTGTTCTTGTATTTCCTTTATTAAATAACATTCCAGAGTAATTTAAAACTCCAAAACTTGTTGCATATTTATCTGCCCTTGTTTATCTCTCCTTTTATTCTTCATTTTTTTGTTGTTCTTGTTGAATTAATCTTGTAAAATATGCTACTTTTAACATATCATTACTTTTTTGTGCTTCTGATAATAGACTTTTATATTTTTCTAAATCAGTTTTTTCTCCGCCTTCATTGTCATTTCCTGCTGGTGGTTTTTGTGTACCTTTTACAATTTTATCTGTAATTTGTTTTTCAAGTTCTTTTCTTTGGCTTAACATTGTATTACAAATAGTTTCTGCTAGTGTTTTTGTTTTTTCACTGTCTTCTTGTACTATAGAGCTTAATAAATCGCCATATTCTTCTTTTTTAAATCCAGCTTCTGAAAAAATATTTTTAGCAGTCATTTCATTTAATTGCATTTTAACTTTTTTGTATTCTTCTGATTGTACTCTTGCTTGTTCTGCTTGTTTTTCTTCATCAGTCATTTTTGTTTCTTTAAATGTTTCATATTCTGATTTTAAAGCATTATAAGCTTGTTTTTGCTTTGTCTTTTCATCATTAAATTTTGCTGTTGGTATAAAATTTTTACCAACTAATCCTTTTATAGCATCTGCTTTTGCATTATCATCTAATTCAGCATTTGCTAATATTTGTGCTAATTCCTCATCCATCTTTTATTCCTCCTCATACTTCCGTTTTTACCGAGCCGTTCTCGTTATTTGTATGGTTAGTCTTTTCCCCACTAACTTGGTTATTTTTTATACTTTGGTTTTCCTTTTTAGAATTTTTATCATCTTGTTCATTTACTTTTGTAGCCTGAACTGGATTTTCACTTTTCCAAAAATCTTCACCAAAATATTTTTTACTTTTAGCATAAACATCATTAGGGTCTGAAAATAATCCACATATCGTAAATGCTATTTCTGGAGCAACTTGTGATTGTTTCATATTCATTAATCCTTCTGTTTTTACTAATAAGTTGTCTGATTTGTTTCTTGTAAATTTAATGTCAATATCGGAAATTTTTAATGTCTTAATTTGACTCTTATATTTACATATATTTAAAATTAACTTTAAAAACTGTCTTTCTGACTTTTTAAATGAAAGTTCATCTTGTTTTGCTCTTTCATCCGCCATAGTCCAACCTTCTCCTAATAGTCTTGCTTGTCCTGTGTCTCCTCCAGAAGGCTTATCATTTAATCTTGGTATTCCACAAATTGTTAATATATTATTGTATATATCATCTGTTACAATTTTTGTTTCTGAATGCAATAATTGTTGTGTTAATAATTTTACATCTGCTGGTTTTTGTGGATTATCTGATGATACTTGAATAGCTCCCGCTTCTACTAATGTTTTGAATGTTTCTAAATCTACTTCTTGATTTATGAATACTAATAAACTTTGTATGAATTGGTCTATTCCATCTAAATCGTCTGACTTTATTCTATTTAAAGCATTCAATCCACTCATTACAAGTTCTATTAATCCTATTCTTGCTGTATTTAAAGGATATTCAATTATTCTATGTCCTTTAATTACTAGTGGATATGCATCAACTTTAGTTTCCTTCTCATCTAATCCTATTTGTGGTAAATTTTGTTGCATTAGTTCGCAAGTTCCAAAAGATTCTTTAAATTTATACATTTTATCTTCTGTATAAATTGTTATAATTCTATATTTGCTAGTATAACTTTGTCCATCTTCTGAAATTAAGTTTTCACTAAACCAACTATAATGTCCACTAAATAGTTGTTCTTCTTTTATTCCACTACTATATACTACAAAAGTTCTTCTTGGGTCTGGTGTTGATATTTCAAATGGTGCTTCATCTTCATCTTCTTTATTATCAATATCTGCCCATCTATAAGCAGTACCACAAATATATTGCCATTCAGCCAAATCTTTATCTTTGCTAGATTTATCTTCGCTTTCCATATATTTATTAATTATTGAAATTTCTGGATTTACATATTCACTGTTTTTTTCTCCTTTTTGAACATATTGTACTGGTTCTCCATATACATATGCTTTCTTAAATTCAACAATTTCAAAAGCGTGATTTTCTAACACTTTATTGTTTATTTCTGGTCTCACATTCTTTTCTTTTTTTAATATTGGTTGAAACCCTTTATAATACCTATATAAATAATTAATTTCTTTAGCATTTTTCTCATGTTCTCTTAATACTTCTGGTAAGATTTGCATTATTTTTTCTGCTGTCAAGTCTTTTTTATCTAAAGAATATTTTAATACTCTTCTTCCAAAAAACATTTTATCATAACTTTTTATTGGTATTACTGTTGGTACAACTTGTGTAGTATTTTCGTTGTTTGTTTCTTCTGCCCTTTTATCTCCTCCATATTGCAAAATAAAAAACAGTAAATAAATGGTATAAAACCATTACTTACTGCTTTTTATAAGCTATTTGATGGAGTGAATTAGTTAGATACTGTAATCCCTCCATTACTTAATTCGTACCTATTTCCCATTATAATAAATATAATTCTCTTTTCCTATGTATTATTATAACATATTTTTAATTTTCGTGCAAATCGTATTTACATAATATCCTTTGGTTTCATAGGCGGTGTGTCGTAATCTTCATATTGGAAGTTATCACACTTTGTTACATAAATAACATATTCTCCCCAATCATCTTTTTCTTTAAATATCTTTTTCATATATTCCTGTTTTTTATTTCCATATCTATATTTAAAGCATTCTTGCCAATGCTTACATTTCCAACATATATTTTCCCTTTTGTTTTCTCCTATATTCCTAAACTCAATCTATTAATTGGCTTTGGTTTACTTAACTTTCCTTTACCTAATATAATTTCACTTACAAACATTGCCATACTATCTGGTGCATCATCGTATTTATTTGCATAATCAAAACTATATGTAACAAAATTTTTCATAAATCTACCATAGTCTGTATTTGGCTTATATATTCTTTTATCTTTAAAATATATTAATTTTTTTATTAATCCTCTTTGGTCTTTTATTCTTTGCTCTTTCTTAATCGTATTATATTTCTCTATAATTTCACAAGTATAACAACCTTTTGCCTTTAATTTTTCCTCTAACAATGTTTTTAATGAAGTATCAATATTGTTTTCTACTACAAATACTGTTATGTTATGTTCTATTATTTTATCTACTATTTCATCATATAAATCTGTCATTGCTTTTTGCTTAAATATGCAATCAATAAAATAATAATATACTCCATCAGTTTTGAATATTGGCATAGATACATTATCTTTACCCCTTCTAGCTGGGTCCAATACTGCTAGACAATAATTTTGGCATAAATCTTCACCTTTTTCATTTTTTGGTAATTCATCATAATGATTTAATAAGTCATCTGCAAATTCTAGTCCTGTAGGGGCTATAGGTTCTTGTTGATATACACAACTATATAAAAATGGGTCTGTTGTATCTCTTAATCTCCTAGCTTCTATTGTTGTCATTACTGGTGGACATGTACTTTCATCATTTTCATCTAATAAAGGAACTTTTATAAATACTGCATATCCATCTGTTGCTTCCATTACATACTTTTCAAAGCCTTTAATTTGACATTGTCTCATTTCGTGTGTTGCTTCTATATCTCCCATTGTACGATTTAATATATCTTCTGGTGACCACATTGTACCAACAAATATATATGTTACACTTGGGTCTGTTCTTCTGTTAAACCACTCTGTACTCCAACTCTCATATATTTTTCTATGTACTTCACTATTGGTTGCTTCTTCCGCTCCTTTTGTCATATCATCAAATATAAGTGCCTTATTCGCTCTTTCTCCTGTACTTGCTCCATCTCTAGTTCTTGCAATATGTGATTTTTGAGAGCCACTACCTTTTAATATCCAGTCTGATTCTTTTTCTTTTTCAAATGGTTTATCTCCATACTTTTTAAATTGTGGAAATACTTCGCTAAATCTAGGATTTTTTATAACACTTTGTATTGCTCTACTAAATCCTAACACCAATTCTTGTGAATATGACCATCTTAAAATACTATTATTTATATTTATTCCAAAAATCCATGCACTAAACATATTAAGTGTATAACTCTTACCATATCCGTGGTGGAAACGAAGCTTCTATATATTGTAATTTTGAATCAAATGCTGACTTATTTAGATAAAACACAAAAGGTTTTAGCACATTTCTCCTATTTGCTAAAACTCTACTTTCTACTGGCATATCCATTTCCATATAATCAATAAAATGTTCTAATGACCTTCTACCAGCAAAAGCATAAGCTTTCTCCCACAACTCATAATATTTAGGCATATATTCTTGGCTACAATTATAAATTCGGTTTTCTGTTAAAGGTATTAGTGTTGTAATCGCATATTTACAAGCTTGTAATTCTATGTCTTGTCTATTCTTATCATCTCTTTTAGGGCTATCAAAATATTGTAATAACAATATATATAAGTTATTACACATTTCTAGCCTTGTATATTCATCAATTTTTTTCTTTGTTCTTAATATTTTGATTATTTCTTCAATTACTTGCTTATAATCTTGCCTTTACTCTACCTCTTCTTCTTTTATCCAATATCGTATTCCACTTAACTTATACATTACTCCACCAGTTGTAAATCTTATTCCCATTACTTTATGCATACTTCCTTTATATTTTATAGTTTATCCAAAAATATATTTCATTTTATACATGTTAATCACTCCATTTTTTAATTAGTTTTGCTACTGGAATTTTTATTCCTAAATAATCACACGCGCTTAAATACTTTAATCCAAATGTTATTTTACCTTTATTAACTTTTTGTATATAATTTCTAGCTGTTTCTTTTGTCCATTTCATTTTTTCCAATCTCCTTTATTTTTTTCCATTCATATTCTGTAGGTCTTCCTACCATTCTAACTATACAATAATCAGGCAAATCAAGTGCTATTTCTATTCTTCTAGCCCATGTATATCCCATTTTAGTATGTATAGCATTATTTAATTTACTTGCTACTAATGTTTTATCATCTGCTAATTTAAGTTCTTTCATTTTATTTAATAAATCTACTTGTCTTATATTTCTCTTTTTTAGTAAAACTCTTACATAAGTTTCTGCACTAATCATTTTTATCATTCCTTTGGCGACACAGGTAGGATTTGAACCTACGAACCGTTTCCGATTTTCAGTTTTCAAGACTGATGCATTAAGCCATCTCTGCCACTGTGCCATATTTGGCGACAGACTTAGTACTCGAAACTAATACCTTTAATAGGTACACACTCCTTAGCAGGGAGGTTTCAGACCTTCTGAATTAATCTGCCATATTCTAGTGGGTTTTTTGTCAATCTTTTTTAGAGTTGTCCTCTTTCTCTAAATTCAGTATAGAGTTGATTGTTTGTGGTCTTCTTTATAGTAATCAACTAACTATAAAGGACTTCCCTAGCTTTCTATACTAGCTTAGTTGGGTGGATACGCATCCAAGGCTTGAACTTGGAACTTCAACAGTCAAAGTGTTGTGTTCTACCAATTGAACTAATGCGTAATATAAAATTAATTCCATTTCCACATATAGCCATATGCTGTTTTTCTTTTTCCATTACAACAATTTCTAATATGCGTATCACTATATTTTTTATTTATATATCTACTTGCTTGGATAGTTGAATCGAAAATATTTAAAACTTTATTTGTATTTATATCAATTTGTTGTACTTTTTTAGAATTTACATGTACTTTATTTAATAATTTATTTCTTATTTTTTCTTTTGTATCATCTTTAACAATTTGACCTTTTTTATGTAATTTTGCATGTTCACTATTAGTTAATAGTTTTAAATTTTCAATTCTATTGTCTTTTTTATTACCATTAATATGATGCACAACTTCATTTTTATTTAATTTTCTTCCTAAATGTTTTTCCATAATTAATCTATGTTCATCTATTAGTCCATTTTTTGTTCTAATTCTTTTATATTGATACCTTAAAACAACTCCTTTTATATATAATATATTTGGTAGGTCGGTACCCCTACATCTCTTGTAAGACCCTATATAGACCATCTTGCGTTACTTTCCCAACTGGAAAACCGAGCGTGGAACACTTTACAATATAAGGCGTGATAGCTACCTTTCTATCCTCAAATATATTTGGAGGGGTTTTCATCTCCTACTATTCCGAAGAAATAGTACCGCTTTCTTGGCACAAGTTAATAGATTTGAACTACTACAAACAGTTTTGGAGACTGTTGTGCTACCATTACACTAAACTTGTATATACAAATACCACCATTAAAATAACAGCAGTATTTGTTTAAACGAAAGGAAGTGTGCATTATGACACTCGTATAATAAACTCAAGGAATGTCTATTATACTATGGTCAGGGCGGATAGATTTGCACTATCACTAAATCCTTCCAAGGGACTCATGCTACTATTACATTACACCCTGATATATAGAGAAATATAAACTATTTCCCTAATACTAACTGATAATTATCAAGTGAGTTTATTCTGCTTGGTTGCGAGGGGTGGAGTCGAACCACCTTCTCAAGCTAAGGAGGCTTGCCAGAAGCCGTTTCTTATACCTCGCGATATAAACATCAAATATATTATTAGACCTTCGCCTTACAGTAAAATATCTTTTTAATTATTCAGCCACTAGGAAGATAAGTCTGAACATTAAGGAGCTACCTTAATGCTTCTTACCCTTTTTTTCGGATACCTTTAACAGCATTCTACCTACACAGGATTGACTACCTGCAAACTTCACCCATCATTCAGATAATTGCTTTGTATTGTTTTTTTAATACTCCCAAATTATTTACATGTATCACTGATTTTCCTTTTTTTATCTCGTTTGGGCTACTCTAACCTAGTTATGTCTTATAGCTGTCTTTCGACAACTTCACGAGAAATAGCATTGTTTTGACATTACCTACCATCAGCATTACCATATCCTGTCACAGACTGGCTGTAGGCTTATTTGTACACCGTACCTGTCTATTGTTGCTACGACAACTCTAGTGCTTTATTAAACGATATTTCCTGCACATTACCCATTATTGACTTTTACATCTCCTAAACATATATTACTATACATTTAAAGCAACCTTACAAAAGTATCCTTATGTCTGACTACTTATCGGATAATTCCCAGCCACATGATATTGCAGTTATACACTGGGTTAATAATATATTTAATTGGTGCCTTTTGATAGAATTGAACTACCATATCCACTTTACAAGAGTGGCGTTCTACCATTAAACTAAAAAGGCATATATTATATGGTGGGCTTTTTGATTTTTTTTGTATTTTTTTATTTTGCCCACTACATATAAATAGTTAGTGATTATTGAAATTATAATATTTTTATTCTAAATAAAGCTTAAATCTATATTTTCATATTCAGCTCTTTCTTCTAAGGTTTTTAAATAAGCTTCCATATATGCCGATTGATGTCTTAATAAATAGATTGGACAAGTTGGTGTAAAACCTAATGTCCCTTCATCATACTTATTTAGCATATTATTTAGTTTGCGAAGTCTTATTAATGTTTGAGCATACTCTCCCTTAAATCTTTCCTTATAATCTTCACTATTCATTAAATCAATAGTCATTTCCATTGTTATTTCATCACATTTTGTTTGCTCCATCTTATTTTCCACCTTTTCCTTTTCCTGTTTTCTTATTTCCTTTTTTACATCCCATTATATCCTCATCTCCTTTTTCTTCTTTAGAATCAATTTTATAAAATATATAAAAACTTAATAAGTCCATATAAAGTGCTGTAAAATTTAATTTAACATATAAATCAAGTGGCGAAAATGTACCGACAATTACCAATATAAGTGCTACTATTTCTAATAAAAATGCTATTAAAATTTTGATACCATCATACATTATATCTACATCTCCCTTCATACCATGCTCCACATTTTTCTCCTACACATTCAGCATTTCCCCATATATTTGTGGTAACATATTTATCTATTATATCTGGATTATCTTCATTTGGTATATTCTTTTGTATTTGTATATGTTGATTTTGCACATATGGACATATTTTATTTGCCATTTTTACCTCCAAATATTCCAGTTAATATGCTTACTATAAAAGCAATTGCTAATCCATGCCAGAAAGTGAATGTAAATGCTATTCCAAATGCCCATACTATGAATGAGCCTATTCCCCAAAATACTAATCCTGCTAATCCATATGTAAGTATTACTGCTATTAAAAATATTAATATTAAAAGTATTGCCATAGATTTTCCTCCTAACTACTTTTTAACTTCTACTTTATCCGTTAATTCTTGTGCCTCTTGCATAAATTTATTTATAACCCAATTTGGTAATATCGGTATTAACTCTTTTTGAAATATAATAAATGTTGTTAACGACAAATATTTACTCTTTAATGCATATAATGGATTTACAGCATACCACTTTACTTCATTTATCGTTACTTCCTTTATTACACCATATTCTTTCATTTGCTTTATAAATCTTCTAATTTGTCTTTCACTACAATCAAACATTTCTGCCATTTTTTCTATTGTTAATGGTTTTAGTTTATCACTTCTATATCCTAACAGTTGATTTTCTCCTACAATATATCTAGTTAACCTATAAAACCTTCCACAATCTGTTAAACTACATTCCTCTGGTAATCCTTTATCCAAAAATAGCTTTATATAATCATTATTATATTTTAATACATATCCTCTTTTAGAAAATAGATTATCTACATATCTTGTTCTTGTGTTATATTCTCCAGTATTTTGGTCTATTGTATATGTTTTTTGTATTGCTTTATATCCCCTTTTTATCCTCCTGTAATTTTGGACATCTAATGTCCATTTTTTACGATTTTTGGACATCTGGTGTCCATTTTATAAAACCAATATTCTCTTACTCCTACAATGATTATCTCTATTTTTTTACTCTTTTTTCCTGTAAAAGTTGTTAAATATATAATAGGGACTTTCCAAAGAAGCAAAAAAGAGCAATAAATCTCAGGCGAATTTAATCACCTAAAAAATATTGCTCTGTATAAGCTATTTAATTATCAATTTACAAGAGTTCTCCCCTTGACGATTATTATATTATCATATTTTTTAGCACTTGTCAAGTATGTTTGCTAAAATTTATAAAAATATTTTGTAATACTCCAAAAACCTTACTATATAAAGGATAAGAAGGTCCTTTTTATTTTTTCGCCATATTTATGGAGGTAACAACGCCCTCCTGCAATATGCCATTATAGGGGCAGGGGTACCATTCAATTACTTAAAATATAACAGATATGACCTAATACACCAAATACTAAAAAGCTACAATCCAGTTATACCAAGGGTTTAAAAGGATTTAAAATCAAAACTAATGCAATAGATGATGCAATAGTATTTTTATATAAGGAATAAAAATATTGTAATGTAACTTTACTTTACAAATTGATAATAAGCAAACAATCACTTTACTTTATAGTTTAATAATATAATACTACTGTATATACTTAATAATAATCATTATATACTATATCATAATATAACAATGCAATAATACTACATATATACAACCATAATAATATACTATTGAAAGAATAAAACAATAACCAAAGTTCAATACAACATAAACATGATTTACATATATTTCCAATTAATAAATTACTTATATTATTGGGGCTTATTTTTTATATAAATTTAATAAAAAGTATTGACAGTATATATATACTATGGTATAATAATTATAGTTTAGAAAGGAGTTGATAACATGCCACTAACACCAGCAGAAAAAAGACAAAACAGATTAAAAACACATAAACAATACAATGCTTATATTCCTTTATATTTAAGCAATCCCTTTGAAGAAAAGTTGAAAAAAAATAATCTAAAATTTACAGATTGGCTAAAAGAAAATATTGAAAAATATTTGAAAAAAAATTAAAAAAAGTATTGACAGTATATATATACTATGTTATAATATAGTCAAGTTAAGAGAAATAAAAAAATACTTGCATAATGTGAACAGTCGCCAAACTAAACCACATTATACAAGCTACACAAAAATACTATCAAAAGTATTTCATATATTTATGATAACATAAATTTATAAAATATGCAAGCCTCTTTTGGTAGTAAAATAAAAACTTATTATCAAAGGAGGTGTTTTTATATGAAAAGACAAATTAAATTTGTAGTATATAACCGAAATACAGGTAAAAAAGACAATAAACAATACAACACATTACAAGAAGCAATCAACGAAGCTTGCAGAAAAAACAATAAAATAAATAGTTACAATTTTTTAGTAACAAGTATAAAACAATAATTTGGAGGGATTAAAAAATGGAAAAAATAAAACAATTAAAAAAAATAAATAATAAAAAATATATATTAGTAGAGAAAGCGAGAACATTCAACAACTTTGATTATAAACAATATAAGAAAAACAGACAAGAAGATTTTAACAAATTGCCAATTTATTGGGCATTTGGTGAGCAGCAATTCAAAGAGCTACTACAAAAATTAAAATTACAAGATACGCCAGAAGACTTAAAAAAACTTGTTAACATTGGATGTGGTGGCTTAATGTTAAAAAGTGACTTGCCTTTATTAAAAAATCATAACCAAACTTTTTCAAAAGAAACTTTATTATTTTGGCTAACTCATAACTTTAAATTTGCTTATAGTGCTTTTAAATATGAGATGAGCAATCATGAATATTATTATACTTGCGATATAACAGACACATTGGAAAGCTTAAATATAACTTTTGAAGATATACAAAAAAATGGTTATTTAAAAATGGCATTTTTAAAAGCCAAAAGAGACTATTGGAAAAATTGCACTGCTTGTAATTATTAAAAATAGGAGGATTAAAAACATGAATAATTCAAACGTATGTAAAAATCAATATGACAGCGAACTAGCAAAACACAACGAAAATTATTACTTTTGTTGTTATATGTATAATAAAATGGTTGATAAAAGAGACTGTGAAAAATGCAAACATTACACGCACAAATAAAAGGTCATTAATTTTGACAACTACAACACGAAACACATTATCTAATACACAATACGAAAGAAGGAGGAAAAAAGAAAATGTATAAACTAACTTTTAAAAATTACATATTAATAAGTTTAGTGATAATCGCTATAATATCACTATTACTAGAAGATACAAACTTTATAAGGTTAATTATAACAAAAATAATAAGCTTGTTATACTTAATAATATTTACATACAAAAACATTATAAGTAAACAAGCCAACATATAAACTAACTAAAAATATTATATAAAAATTATGTTGTAGTTGTCAATATTAAATAAAAAAATAATTGAAAGAAGGTTTTAAGAATGGAATATATTATAATAAAATTAAAAGATAGCTACGCAATAACAACAACACAAGCTTTAGAAGATTTTAGAAAAACAGGCTTTTTGCCTTATGAATGCTCAATGAAATATAAAAAATATTTACTTGAACATGCTAAAAAAATAGATAAATATAAAAAACTAAACACAAAAACAATAAATATATATTAAAAAGGAAGTGTAAAAATGGAAAATTTAAGATATAAAAAAATAAGTACTTTTTTATCAGACTTAAACAACAGAGAAAAAAAATATATTTGTAAAAAATTAAATAAAGAAATATTACAAAATGAAGTTTTAAAAGTTGCTTTTACCGTAAATGGCGAAAAATTAGTAAATAGTTAAAAGCTATTTACTTTTTTTAAAAAATAGTATAATATGGAGGTGTAAAAAAATGGGATTAATACAGGAGGTGCAAACCTTGAACGATACTAATAAACAACTACAAAACGAATATATAAAAGCAAGAAAAGAAGCAGAAAAGGCAACGAGAGAAGCCAAAAAACTAGAAAAAAAACTTGAATATGCTAGACAAGAAAAAGAACAAAAAAGAGAATATGAAAGAGACATTAAAAAGGCAATTGAAAAAGATTTTATAAAAGACCTACAAACATATATAAATAAAAACAACTATAAAAAATCTTTTATTGATTTATACACTATTGAAACAAGAACAAATATTATAAATAAATTCGCCAAAAATGATTTTGAATTTGACTATATCAATGAAAACTATGAAAGAATATTAAACAAAGTCAAAAAAATATATGAAAACGACCAAAACGCAAAAAACGAGTTATTAACACAACAACTAAAAGAAGAACTACAAAAAAGCGGAAATATTGAAATAGCCAAAAAATTTGGGTATGATGAAAATAAAATATACACAATAGAAGGCATAAACAAATTGAACGACAATATAAAAGCATATATTGAACAACAAGAGCAGCAGGAAAAAGAAAACGCAACAAATATTTTTATAGCTTTTTTTAGGTTTATTGGTTTAATTATAAAATGGTTTTTTTTAATATTATTCGGTGGCTTGTATCTTATAATTAAAGTGTTGACGGGACTAGCAAAATAAAAAGAGGTTTGACCCTCTTTTTTTTATTTTATTGTTTTCGTGCTTTCATATTCAATTTTAAGCCTTCTTTATTTATTTAAGTATAATTTATATATTATTATTTAAAAACCTTTTATTTTTCATTCTGGCTATTATTATTTAAATGTAAAATATATTTATATATGCTTTTTTCTAATATTTTATTATATTTACTTATATATTAAGTATATTTATTCATGAGTAAACTTTTTTTATTGTTTTTTTATTAAAAATTTTTTTGATATACATATACAGAAATACATATACACACAGGTCCGTTCCAAAATTTTCCGTTCCGTTTTTTTACGTCCGTTCCCAATTTTTCCGTTTCGAATTTCCACATAAAATCAAGCGTTCCTCTTTTTTAACTCTTTTATTAATCTTTTTTCTGCATTTTTTAAGTTAATATCTAATAATGTATTTTGATAATTCACTTCTCTTTTAAATTGTAATTTAGATTTAAGTACCTTTTCTTCACATTTATCACAATATGTAATTGTTTTATTATATAATATTATTGTGTCTAAATTGACCGTTCTCTTTTTACATATATCACATTGTAACTTTTCCATTTGTATCACTCCGCTTCTTTTACTGTATATTCTATAATTTCATTATCTATTGTATTAATTGTTCTTACTAAGTCTTTTACTATTTCTTGTGGTTTATTTGTTTTAATTGCTAAAGGAACAGGTCTACCATTAGCCAATATGTCTACACTATAATTTAAAGAATTTTCTATCTTTAAAATTGAAAATCTTTCTATTTTATCAATTACTATATATTCATCTATATATTTTCCTTTTAAATGTAAAAGTCTCATCTTTCTTTACCTCTCTTTCAAATATTTATATATTATCTCTTTAATTGATTTTAAATTCCTTTATGAGTTTGCTATTTGGTAAAAACATTGATTTTACTATGTTTGCTTATTTGACTGTAACTTGATTTTCTCCTTTCAGGATTTCTAAAAGCCTTATTACATAATCTTGTAAGGTTCCGTCTGCGCTTTCTTTTTTTAATGTTTCTTTATCTTCTTCTAACTTCTCTATTAGCTTTTGCTTGTCTGATTCTAGGTTGTCTATGTATTCCTCTACATATTGCATATCGTAAGCTAATGATACTTCAATGCTACAATCTCCTTTTTCTTCTTTGTGTTCTTTTATAATGTTTTTAGATTTTTCTATTGCATATTTAGTTCTATCCTTTAAGTTTATTTTATTTTTTATTTCTTCTTTATTTAACATAGGCTTATTTCTCCTTTATACTTTTTATTTCTTTGTTTAGTTGCTTTACTGCTTGTAATTTCTTTCGCTTAATTTTGGTTACTTCCATATAATATTTGTGTTGATATTCCTTCTGATATTGCTTTTTTTCTTCTTCACTTCGTTTTATTCTTCTATTGACTACTTTGTTACGCACTCCCCATTGTCTAGGGACTTCATATTTTAAATGTTCATTATATGTATTATAATTTTCTAACGTAACTTTGCTTAAATCTACTAAATTAGTTTCTCTTACCATTCTTATCTCCTAATCTACATATGGAATATTAAATATTTTCCCACATTTTTTGCATTTATAAGTTTCTCCATTTATAATTTCAAAATCTTCTCCATCACATTCTTCACAACTCCACCAAGCAAGTCCTAAATCATTTATTTGCTTTATATCTAATTCGCCTTCATAATTAGTTCCTGCTACTGACCAACATCTTGTTACTCTTACTTCTATAAATGGATTATCAACGGTTTCTGCAACCCAAGTATTTAATGCTATCTTTTTGGCTTCTTTGCTTGTTTTAGCTGCAATATATGTACCACCATAGTCTTCATCACCTTGAGCAAAATAAACTCTGTTTTTACCTTTATTCTCATCAGCTTTCATTCTTCTGCTCCTTTCTCTAATAATGAACTCTCATAATGTAACTATTAAACATTGGCTCATATTCAACATTTAAACTTAAATCTTGCATTTTATCTATTCCGCGTCTTTCTATTTTCATACCTGCATTAAGTCCTCCGATATGATTAGTTATTGCAAATTTTATAATATTAGCATATAGTTTAGTTTTTTCTGAGTTGTCATCATTTTTTAATATATTTTTTCTTAAATTATCATTTTGAATTTCTAAATCTTTTACTCTTGATTCTAGTCTTTTAATTTCTTTATTACATCTTTTTACTTTTGTTTTTACACTCATACTACTTGTCCTCCTCTACTTTTTCGACTAAATATCTCCATTCTCTTTTATGTTTTCGTGTTATTGCTGTACCGTATGCAATTTACTGTTGTTTTAAAATATTCTGCAACTTGTTTTCTGGTATCAAATATTGCTATACATTGTTCATTGTTTTTTGTATCATAAATAGCATACATACTACTTATCCTCCTCTACTTTATATTCAATACTTTCAAACATTTCATGAGTTACTATTGTTTCTATTGTAAAATGTCCTTCTTCAATATCTTCTTTTACTGCTTCTAATGTATCGTTATCGTATATATGTATAATTGTTTTTTCTTCTTTTGTTTTTATTAAATCGTTTACTTCTATTAAGTATATGATATTTTTACTATGCTTTACTATATCTTCTTTTTCTTCTATGTAAGTAAAGTATCTTGAACCTAAATATGCAGTATCAATTAATAAATGTTTATCCTTATCTCTTCTTTCAATTTTATGTATTGTTCCTCTTTTAGTTCTCACATAATCTCCAACTTCAATTTCCATTTTCTACTTTCCTTCCTTTATAATATCCATAATTTTATGTGCAAAATTCCAAATAATAATGCCTCCGTATTCTTCTCCTTCATCATCACCTTTTCTTATACATAAGTCTTCTATTTCATTTATTATCTTATCTTTCTTCTGCAACTCTATACTTAATTGTCTATTTGCTTCTTTTGTTTCTATAATGGTTACTTCTTTCTTTGCTAATAGATTTAATATTGTTTCTATTGCTACTGAATTTCTTGTTTTTAAATATTTTTTATCTATATTTTCTTTCATTGTTTTTAATATTTCTTTTGCTTCTTCTTCATTCATTGTTTAGTCCTCCTCAATAATATCTTCGATAATCATTTTTGCTTTACAAACACTTTCTATTGTCCAATATTTAATGGTATCTCCTATGTGTAAATATTCTCTTGTATTTATATAAGCATTAGAACCACATTCTAATTCTAAAACACCATTTTCATATACAATTCCATAAAAAGAACCTGCTCCATCGTGTCCTTTACAATAAACAATCGTACCGTATTGTAATACTGGCTTTTCTTTTTTCTTTTTAGTTTTTTTACTATATTGTTCAACAATATTTAATCTTCCTTCTTCAATATATTTCATTTCTATTTCCTCTTTTCTAATAATTCTTGTAAAACTGCTATTCTTTCACTTGTTGCAATATATGTTGCAAAATCACCTTTTACATTACTCAATTCTTCTATCTTTTCTTCTACTAAAGAAACTGGTATGCTAAATTCAATTACATCATGTAATTCTTTTTCATATCTTTTATTGTCTTTTTTTAATTCTTTATTTTCTTTTTCTAGCTCTTTATATGCTTTTATTAGATGTTCTATTGCTTGAGATATTTTTTCTGAAGGATATGCAGGTGTACCATAAATATTGCATAATTCATTACAATCTTTACAATAACCTTTTTTAATTAATTAAATATAATCCTCTAATATCTCTATATCTTGTTCCATTGTTACTCCTTTCTTAATATACTTGTACCATTTTCACTTCTAAATAGTCTTCTTACATATCTTTTTATTCTTTTCCATAATCCTATTTTTGTAAAATTAGCACATTTACATTTTCCATTTATAGTATGCATAATTTCACATATATCTTTATCGTTATATTTGTATTTACATTTTTTGCAAACATTTCTTATGTATTCTTGTTCATTCATTTGTATCAATCCTCCTACTTTTTAATAAAATAATTACATTTTGTATCTGTATGTTCAAAATTGCATTGTGATATTAATTCATCTTCATCAAATTTATTATTTATTACATTTCTTTTGCAATTAAATCTGTATGGACAATTTATGCTCACACAAAATGTTATATCGTGATTAAAACTCATTAGTGTGCCTCCTCATCTGCTTTATGTAATATCATTAAATCGTTCCAAAATTTTTCTCCTAATAATTTCTTGTATTTATGTTCTGTTTTTTCTGACATATTGGTCCAAAGAAGCATGTGCCATTGAATTAGTTTCATGGTTTCTAATACAAACTCTTCATCTAGCATCACTTCTACTCTGCTTCTTAAATTGATATAGAATAAACTATCATAAGCACTAACTTTCTCATGATTATAGTAATGAGCTATATCAGTAGTTTCACCTTTTGCGTTTATGAAAGTTTTAGTTTTTAATTTTCCTATATCGTGTAATCTACCCGCAAAATTTATTGGAATACTTAATCTTTTATTATCTTTTTGTAATATTTCTTCTGTTTTTTTACAATGTTCTAATACAGTTAAACTATGATGTGGATTATCTTGTTTTACATCTTCCAAATCACCGAAAAAGAACATATAATCATTTGTATATTTTATTTGTATATCATCAAATCCTTCAAAATATTGTGGTACATAGAAATTATGATACATTCTTTTTATCACTTCTTCTGGCACCTTTCTTTCTCTTTGTGAATTTCTAATTAAACAATCTTCATAAGGTGTTGCTACCATTACAGCTATTTTTTCTACATCTAACTTATTTAATCTTTGTAAAAATGCCATTCTTGTTTTATAACTTATGTTAGTAGCATCATAAATCATATTTTTATTATTTTTTAAACCATTTATTATTCTTTCTTGCAATATTTTAAATACTTTATTATTATCTCCCTGTATGTTTTCATCTCTATATAATTCTTTTCTTATATTGTCAGAAGATACTATTTCAGCATCCTCTGACTTTGAAATTTGTTCTGCTAAAGTAGACTTACCACTTGCTGGGAGACCTATCATCATAAACATTTTAATCATCGTTTATTTCCTCCAATATTTTAATATTTGAATTATCTATATTAATTTCAATTATCTTATATCCATTTTTATTTGTTCTATATCTCGCTTTGTATCCTCTTAATGCATTTTTTGCTTGTTTATATTCTGTATAAAATGGTATTGGATATTTATAAGAGCATTTTAAAAATTCGTTTGTATCTTTGTCTATTACTGCATAGCATTTATTAATTTTCATCTTGTGCTTCCTCCATATCTGGCACTTCTGCCGTATCTTTTATTAATCCCTCTAATACTTTAAAATAAAATCCTTTTTTCTTATACGCTTTGAATGTCTTTTTGTTATCAATTCTTGCTACAACACCTTCTGCAATATGTGTTTTGCCAATTGGGTCTGTTATATCTAAATGTTTTACAACTCTCTGTAACAAATCTTTTTCATTTTTAAATATGAACTTGTCCAATTCTGGTACATGTGGTATTCCCATTTCTTCACATCTTGTTTTTACTAATTCCCAAGGATATTCAACCACATATCCATCTTCATTTGTCATTGTCATTCTATATACATAAGCTTGGCAAAATCCTTCATCACATCCATAAGAGAATCTTGTTTTATCTCCATATTTTTTAGTAAATTCTTTATCTTGTACTTTTTTATTATCTCCATCTGGCATTATAGGAGTTGTTTCATTTACATAGCCAACAACTTCATAATAAACTTCTTCACCTTTTTGTAATCTTTCTTTAAAGAAATTATGCCATTGTTCTCTGAATTTATCTGTTCCATAAAATCCAGTATCTTTACTAAAACTATCAATTACAACTCTTCTTGTTCCTGTTACTGCATCATATTTAGTTTTTAAATATTTATCTTTCCATTTAGTTAATATATTTTTATTATTTACTTTTGGTAATAATCCTGTTCTTTGTGATGTTCCGTGCATTTTAAGAGTTAAATAAACTGTATCACCTTTTTTAAATTCTCCTAAATTGTAATCTAATTGTTCTGTGTCAACATGTTCTTTAAATAATGGGAACTCTATTATTTTTATCTTTTTAGTAGATTGTTTTTTAGTTCCAGATTTTCTTTTGTTAGTTCTTGGAATATATTTTTCACATATTAAATTTCCATTTAAAGTTGTAATTCTATCTCCTATTTTTAATTCATTTATATTACAAAATGGTGATAAGCTGTATAGTGGCATAAATAAACCATCTGACTTTTCTCCTCTTAATTTTATTGCTTTTATATTTCTTTTCTCTGGGTCTAAATATCCACCAACGTTATTTCCATTTTCATCTTTTTTTCTTACTAAATTATTAGCTTCTGCATATTCTTGTCCTAATTTACCATCAGTTGGGAAATATATTCCTACATCTCCTTCTTTATATGATAAATCAACTACAACTTGATTACCAAAACATTCTCCTACTTGTAATTTATCTGCATTACTATGTTTTCTTAAATTTTTTATTGTTGTTATATAAGCTTCGTACCTTAGCTATTCCTCCTCAAATTTATATTGATTTAATATATTATTTGTTTCTGTATAATCAAAAACTTCATTATTTTTTGTGATAATTTTGTCTTTATAATATTCAAGTTCACCTTTTATCTCTTTTATTAAATCAGTATTTTCAAATTTAATTTCATCAAATAATATTTGTTTTATAAAATATGGTTCTTCATTATAATTAAATATAAATCCACGGTATTTATATCCATCATTTTGCGGTCTTTCAACATCTACTTCTCTTATAAGTTCAGTATCAAATAATTCAAAAAAGTTTTTATAATCTTTTTGAACTTCTACTTGTATTAGTTGTGTTCCATCTTCTTCATAAAATGTAATATATGTTTTTTCTTCATTTGTAATTATGCAAAAGTATGATATTGTATCATTTTTCCCCATACTTCTTTGAATCTCTTTAGCTGATATTTTTAATATTTCATATATTTTTTTAAAATTGTTATATTCTTTTACCATATCATCATATTCTTCTTTGTATTTATATTCTTCCATTATTTTTTACCCCACAATTCTTCAAAATTACTTGCGTTCTCTATTTCATCTAAATCTAATGTATCTGTTTGTTCTTCTAATTTTGCATTACTTGCATTAAATTCATTATCAATATCTCTTTGAATATCATCAATATTAAATTCTTCAAATTCTCCAAAGTTTTCATTGTATTCTTTTACTGCTTTACTAAATCTATCTTTTGACTTCATTGTTTCTAAATTATTTTGTAAGTTTCTTATTCCATTTTCATATTTTTCTTTAGCTTCTAAAAATCTTTCTACTATTAATTGTTGCTTTGAAATTTGTTCTTTTAATACTGATATTCTTTGTTTTGTAGTATTTGTTTCATCATATACTTGTTTTGCACCTTTTTTGTCATTTTTCGTTTTACATATATCAAAACATCTATCTAATCTCTTTAAATTATTTTCATTTTTCTTTAATTCATCTTTATATGTATCCAAAGCACCTTTTGCATTATAATAACTTTCATTAAGTTTTTTTAAAGCCTCTTTTTGTCTACTTAATCCTTCTTCCACTTTTTCTATGTTATCTACTTTCACAATCTTATTAAAAATCCTATCCCATAATATTTTAATTTTTGTTATTTTTTTCATTATTATCTACCTCTTTCTCTTTATTTAATTCTTCAACAAATCCTGTTGTTATAATTCCAGTTGGTAAAGCTACAAATGCTATTCCTACTAAACTTGATATTATACTTATTAATTTACCTATTTCTGTTTTAGGACATATATCACCATATCCAACGGTTGTTAAAACAGTTGTACTCCAATATATTGCTTCAAAAAAATTATTAAAACTTTGTCCTTCAAATTGAAACATTATTAATGCACTTACGAATATAAATCCTATTGTAAATCCACATACAACTTTTAAAATATCTTTATTTTTTTCTACTACATTTTTTATTATTTTAAATTTTTTAGAATACCTTAATGTTTTAGCAATCATTAAAATTCTAAATGTACTAAATAATGTTAGAATTGGGTTATTATAAAATTCACTAAAACACGAAATTATAATTGTTAAATCAAATATTGCTGAAAATGTTATTGGATATTTTATAAAACTAATCACTCCTTTTTTTAGCCTATAATCTGATGTTATCCATCTTAAAATGTAGTCTATTACAAATATCAAAGTTGTTATTATAGTTATTACATAAGTAAATTTATTTTGTTCTTTAAATATTAGTGGTACGATGCTTACCCATATACAAATAAGCATCATAATATCATACCACTCAAAATATTCTGTATCTTTTTCTACTACTCTATATAATTTTTCTCTTATTTTCATTTTCTTCTCCTATAAAGAACATATAAAACCTATTAACGCTATTAGTCCAATATTTAATATTGATATAATTCCGATAAAAATTGTCCAGTTATACCATTTCCATCCATCATAAAATGGTTTATTTTCATTTTCCTCTGTTTTTGCTTCATCTAAAATTTGGTCAATTTCTTCTTTTGAATATCCTTTTTCTTCTAATGCTTTAACAATATCTTGTTCACTAACTTTATCTTTTTCTTGGTCTTTATCTTTAAAAATTTCACTTAACATATAATAATTAAATATACTGTTACTTAAAGAATAACTAGGTTGTGTTGAATAAGATGTATAATATGTTGGATTTTTATTTACTATTATTGTACTTTCTTTTGGTTTTACAGTTTCGTGATTTACTGTTGTTCTTCCTGTTTCACTTTTAGTTGTTGTATAAGTTTTTCCTGTGCTTGAACTTGTTGTTGTTTTAGGTGTTGATGAACTTACACTTGATGATTTACTACTACTTGTTGGCGTACTTGCTTTAACACTACTTGAACTTGATTTAGTTGTTGTACTAGGCGTACTTGCTTTAACTGAACTATGTACTGATGTATGTGTTGAGCTATGCACTGATGTATGAGCTCTTCCATATACATTTGTTGGCAATATTAAACATATTCCTATAAAAACTACTAATAAACTTGATATTATTCTTTTAAAATTCTTTTTCATTATTTATCCCCCATTTCTTTTAGCATTTCATTTGCTAAATTTAATACTTTTGTAATTTCTTTATTTTGTTTATCTATTTTATTTATAAAATTTTGTAATTCTTCTTTTTTGTTTGGTATGTAATAGCCATCATTTTCAAAAATAATGATATTTTCTTTTTTTAATTCTGATAACTCTTTTTTAAATTGATTTTCATCAAATATTTTTGCTTTATACATTAGTTGTTGTCTTGTTTTTCTGTTTTCTTTTCCGTTTTGGAAAAATATCAATTTTCATTTGTATCTCCTTCCCTGTAAATTCCATCTTTATCTTGATGTAATTCTATAGTTTTAAGACTTTTCCCTTGGTTGACTGCCTGAATTTGTTTTAATATAGTATCCATATTAGTTTCGCTTTTATGTTCAATGACAACTGGTGCTGATGCCTCAACCATTCCATGTTCAGCCTTACTTCTAAATATAGTTGTTATTTCTTTTATTTCTCCATTTTGTGCTGATGTAAGTGTTATATCTGTTATGTAATCATCTATCATTTGCATAATTTCTCTTCTTTCTGCATCGTCTGACTGCATATAATTATCGTATGTATAACTACTTATCCCTGCAAAGCTACAGAAGTTCTTTTTAGTTGGTAAAAATGTTTGAATTTTATTTATTTGTTCAATGTATTGTTTATAATAATCAAATAATATTCCTAACTCTGTATTGCTATATTTAGGAGGTACACCTATTACTGTTTTTCTACTTAATAAATTTCTTAATTCTATTGTTGATAAAGAACTGTCTACATGATTTAATTTATTAATTAAGTCATAAAGCCCATCTTCTAATTTCTCTTTTAAGTTGTTTTTATACTCTTGTTCTACTAATTTGATTTTTGCATTATCTAATTTTTGTTGTTTTAAAGACATTTCTTTTTTATTATCTGCTACAGTCTCATTTTTCTTTATTGTCTTTTTTTTATTTAATTGTTCATCTTTTCTTTTATCCCTTATTATTACCTCCACTATATTTTTCTTTATATTCTTTTTCTTGCTCTTTTCTCCATTGTTCAACTTGCTTATCACTTAATAAACTAATTTCTCCTTGTTCTTTTGCTTCACTTTGTATTGCTCTTCTTTCTCTTTCTACTGCTTTAAAACTATATATTCCATATTCTTTATGATTTTTCATTACTTCATAATATTTACTAGAAGCAATATCTGGTCTTATTCTGTTTATGTAATCTGCATATAAAACATAATCCGAATTTCTGTCTGCTCTTGAATTAGTCATAAGTAACATTAGAACTTCTCTTAATTTGTGTGTTGGTTCCATTATTCTTTCCACCTTTCATAATTTTCTACTTTTGTTATTTCAACCTCTATTCTAGGATTTTCCTTGTCGTAGAACACTTTTGAAAAATTATGTCCAGCAACTATATCTCGGTTATCATCTTTTATTACTTCTGCTTTTACTAGCATATCATCTAATGCTTCTAATAAGTTTGTTAAGTCAACTCTCCTTCTGCTTTGCATATAAAATATTGCTTTTATATTTACAGGATAATCTATATTGGTCCTATATTTTTTAGGTATAGTTGCTAAACACTCATCTTCAAATTGTTTGTATAATTTGCTTGGTATTATCATTCTTCTACCTTTTGCAAATATAATTTGAGAACTGTTCTTTTTTGAACGAGGCGTAACATTTATTGTAAATTTCCTTATAATACCTCCTATACAACTGTCTTCTTATATGCTTTAATATCTGCAAGTATATCTCCTAATGTACTTGCATCCAGCATTGATAATAGTAATTGCAATTCCTCTATGTGCAATTCTGTATCCCCTTCATCAATTCTTATATTTGAATATTCTTTTATTATTGTATTTTTTAATTTTTCCATATTAATTACCAAATCCTTTCCCAAACATTTGATTAAATAAATCATTTATGTTGTTGTCTTCAATTTTCATCATACAATTTCTACACTCATAACTTGATATTTTTCTATCAAATACTCTGCAATAAAATTCTTGTTTTCCATTATCCATTTGAATTGAGATTGTTTCTCTATGTTTGCATCCCATCTTTTTTACCTTCTTTCAACTTTTTATAAAATTCTGTTGTATCTCTACCTGCTACAAATCCTTTGCAGTTTTTAACTCCTTTAAAATCTTCTAATTCTTCTTTGTTACATCCGTAAGCAATAATAACAAAGTATATCTTTATTAAATTGTTTCATTTTCTTTTACCCTTTGCTTATATTTGAAGTTATCCCTATTTTTAATAGTTTCTACTACATAAGCATTAGGATTTTTCATTATTCCTTCTACCATTTTCATAAGCATTGCTTTTCTTATTTTATGGCTTCTTCTAACTTCTCTCTTCTTCTTTTCTTCAACAATCATATTTATAGCTTCTGTATCAGTTAATTCTTCTAATCCTTCTAACTTATGTAAAAAGTCTTGGTCTTGTCTATCATAAAGACTTTGTTTTTTGCTTTCTTTATTTAATAATTCTAAAAGTTTAAATCTTACTGTCCCTAGTTCTCTTGAAACTTCTATTATATCTGAAAAATCTTCATTCTCTAGTCTATTATCTGCTTTATCTTTACTTGAATATACAATTTGAGGTTTATTTTCTTCTTTTGAAACTATTCTTATATCTGTGCCTTGCAATTCTTTTTTTACTTTGTTTGCATACCATTTCTTTTGTGCTTCATTTTTAGCTTTTTTTAAACATTCTTCTTTCCTACAATGTACTCTTTCTTTTCCTCTATTTGAATATTCAAATTCTTCTCCACAATATTTACAAATTCCCTTTCTCATAATATAAATCCTTTCAGTATTTCTTCTTTACTAACTGTTTCTGTTAGTTGTATTTCTTCTAAAATCAAATTCATTTCATCTAATATTTTAAATACTTCTGGTAGCCATTTATCCGCTTCTTTTATATGTTCTTTTATATACTGGCAACCGTTATAGTATCTTTTTATCTTTTCGTTGTATATTATTTTTAATTCTTTATTTTCCATAACTAACTCCTAAAAAGGCATTTCATCTATTTCAGTTTGTTGTTGAGTTTGATGTTTCATTTTTTCTCTTAATTCTGATGGTATTTGACTTTGCCCTTTAAATGTTTTTGTAATTGGGTCATATATTAGTCCAACTAATCCACATCTTATGCCTTTTGTTTTTAGTACTTCTAATATGCTACTTGTTTGTGTTATATCGTAACCTTCTTCAAACATTTGCTTTTGTAGTCTTTTATATTCATTCCCTTCTTTATCCATTGTGTCTACTCTTATTATAGAAATTACATTGTATGCCTTATTTACTAAATTAGAGCTTCCTAAAACATCATATATTGTTATTCTAGTTTGCATTTTATCTATTTTTCTGGGATGAGCAACTAAATGAATATGCACATTTTTGTTTACTGCAAATGTTCTTAATTTCTCCATTATGTCTTTTTGTTCTCTATATTCATCTGATGAAGTTGTATCTATCTGCATAAAATTGTCTAACATAAATACTCTTACACCATATTTTTGTCTAACTTCTTCCATTGCTTTTAATAAAAAATCTATTGTCCTTTTTGCATTGTTGTTATATACAATTAAATTTTCGCCATATAATTTATCTAACTTTGGTATTTGTTCATCTCTAACAAAATAATCAAACACACAAGTTTCTTTACCTTTTTGAATAAATTGTTTTGAATATATATCTTTTTTATCTACAGTTTGTTTATATAAGTTGTTTTTAAAATCATCTTTTGTTTGTTCTCCATTAAAGTAAAATACTTTTTCTCCTTGTAATATTGTTTGTTTTGTTACCATTGTCATTATAGTTGTTTTACCTGCATTAGTTTGTCCTGTCCATATTGTTATGCAACCTAATTCAAATCCTTTTGTTAGATAGTCTAAATCTCTTATTCCTGATAACACTCTATCTTTACATTTTGTGTTATATTCATAGTCTGAAAATTTATAATATAATGGAGGAGTTAGTTCTTCTTTTTTCTTATTTAGTAATTCTGCTTTTTGTTCTTCTGTTAAGTTTTGCAAGCTACTCACCTACTTCTTCTAATTCAAAAGCATTTAAAATATGGCTTAACTCATTAGATGATTTATATGTATACTCTTTTGTACTTAAATTTGTTATTTTTATATAACTTGCATAAGTACCAGTATCATAACTTCTTCCGCTTCTTTTTAACGATAATTCAAAAATTATTAAGTCATCTTCTTTTAAATTTTTAAACATTTGAGCTTTTGTTTTTCTATGTATTTTAGTTATTTTTATTTTTTTGCTTTTCATAATTATTTCTCTATAATCCATCTATTAATCTCCTCCTTTTCTTTCCATAATTCTATTTTTTCATCATCTTTTGCATCTATAAAAACATCTATTAAATAATCTAAGTATTGTTCTTTTGAATATGCTTCTGCAAGCTCATATCCCTTTAAATTCGGAATTTTATTTTGCCAGTAGTGTAATTTACTACATAGGTTGTTTAAAGTGCTTATAAACCAATTTTCGATTGCTTGTTGGATTTGTTTTTCTTCATCTCTTTGTTTTTTTATGTATTTTTTTAACTCAGGTGATATTTTTTCATCTTCTGGCAAATGGAAATCTGATGTTAATATCTTCATTGCATTTATATAATCTGTATTGTAATATCTTTCAACAAAATTTATTACATCACCTCTCCAAGAAGTTCCAAAATCATAAAATCCTATATTATCTACTTCAAATGATGGTGTTCTTTCAATTCTAAAAGGAGATTTGTACCATACTCTATCTCTTGTTGTTTTATCTGGATTTCCTAAATAGTATCTTGCTACTAAAATAGGATTTAGTAATTCTTTTATTTCTTTAGGATTGTTCATTTTCTAATATCTCCTTTATTTTTTTCTCCCAACCTTGTGGATTTTCTTTATAGTAACTTGCATATTCGTATATTGCTTCATTAAAAAATGTTGAACCCATTTTTATATATTGCTTTTCTATTTTATTGAGCTTTATATTGCATTGGTAAATTCTTATTGCATACCACATTTCTGGATTTGTTAATTTTTCTATTTTGCCAGCATATGATTTTCCATTTATCCATGCTTTATAATGATTAAATGCTTGATTTTTTCCATCTTTTCTAGGATATATCTTCCATAGTTTGTCAAAATCTTCTGCTAAAGAGGAACATATATTATTATTAATATTATTATCTATATTAATTTCTTCTAAATTTTGAGAATCAGCCTTACAAATTTTAGAAGTCTGCTTTCTCATTTCATTTAAATTACTCTTTAAATATCGTATTCTGCCATCAAATTTTTTTACATATATGTATCCGTATTTTTACTAATTTAGATATTGAAGCAGATACTTTAGAAGCACTGCATTGGCAAAAATTCGCCAAATATTCATTACTGGCATAACATCCATCATCACTTGCATCTAAGCTGTCTATTTCAGTTAAAATCATTTTATCTAATGCATTAAGTCTTGTATCTAACCAAACATTTTTATCTATCCATACTCCTTTAAAATCTCTTTTTTCCATCATCTTTCCCTCATATATTCAACAATTTTTTCCAAATCATATCTTTTTATATAAACAACTCCGATTATTTCCAACATGTAATTCTATTTTTAAGTTATTTATAATTTTCTTTAATTCTCTTATATCTATTTTATTATTAAATATAGTTCTTATTTTATTTCTTGCTCTAATCAAACTATAATTCATTGAACTATTCATAGTTTGATTATATTTTGGCATATATTTTTCTATATATTTATCTTCTAAAAAATCTAACATCTCTTTGGCACATGCAATAATTTTTATTTCATCATAATCTTTATCTTTGTGTTGAAAAGGTCTTAATATTCCTTGTGTAGTTTGTCCTACATATACGACTATATTATTTTTAATTAAAAAATATATAAAATTTTTTGGATATTGTGGTATGGTAATTGCTATATTATTTTCTTCAAATTCCATTTTTGCTCCTTTTTTTATATATAATGTTCCATTAGACAACTCACCCCCTAAAAAGGTAAGTCATCATCTGGGTAAATGTCAGACATTTCATCATTAGTTGTATTTTGATTTTCGTTTGAATATGTTTCTACCACATCAAAGTCCATAATCATTATCTTAAATCTTTTTATAGTTTCTCCATTTTCATTTTCAAATGAATAATGTGTTAAGAATCCATCCTTTATATTTATTTTTGTAAAATTATCTACTTCTACACCTTTTCTAAATCCTACTGTTATAAAGTTTTTATCAAATGTTCCATCTTCTTGTTTATTGCTAGTTGTTGTATAATATCCTGTGTTATTTTTATTTTTAAATATTACTTGTTCTCCTGTTATATTTAGCATTTATCTTCCCTCCTACATTAATATTTCTGCCTGTATTGCAGTTTTAACTTTCTCAAAATCTTCTACTTTTATTTTTCTAGGATTGTCATATCCAAAATCTTCTGCTACTTTTACAACTAAATCTCCTCTACCATTTGCTTCTTTTAAAAGTTCATCTAGTTGCTCTTTTACTACTACTTTTGGTTTTTCCTCTGTTTTCTTTGTAGTAGTTGTTTTTTCTTCTGTTTTATTTGTTGTAGTAGGTTTCTTTTCGGTTTTAACTTGTCCTTTTGTTCCCCATTTAAATTCAACTTGTTTAGTTTTAGCATCTGCTATTTCTATGTATGTTATTTTTTCTTTTTCATTATCTGTTTCTATGTAATTTACAAACCAAGATTGAAATTGGTCTTTTAGTTTATAAATATCTTTTCCACTTTTATCTTTTTTGCCAGATGGTACAGTTTCAGCATTTATCCAAATAAATATTTTTGTATATAATTCTCTACCAATTCCAACATTAAAACATGCTCTTTTAAAAGCATCTGATGCTTCACCTTTTTCTTTATCTCCAAAAGCACTTTCTACACCACAATCTTGCTTTTGTATCCACATTCCTGTTACTTCATCATAAAGCATTATTGAACAATATAGATTGCCTTTGATTTCTGAATAACAATCTGCCCATTTCATCATTCCAAATGTTTCATCTAATATTCTTTTATCGCAACGAGCATCTTTGTATAGTAATAATTGAACACCTTTAGCTGATACTTGTGCTACTTTACATTCGATTTCTTCTGCTTTTAATGCTCTTATTTTTATATCTTTCATTTTTTGTCTCCTTTCATGTGTTTTGCTTTAGTTGTTTTTATTTCTTCATCTTCTACTTCTAATTCAGCTAAAAATTTATTTGCTTTGTTTTTACTCATTCCGCAATAATGTTGAAAAAACGCTGTTAAGAAGCCTAATCTTTTGTTAAATTCATCATCTTCACATCTTTTTACAATTGTTTTTTCTCCATTGTCCCAAATTAGTACTGTTGCACCTTTGTTTATTATGTATTTTTTAGGCATTTCTATCTTTTTGTGCATATTTATAAAAATTTTTTTAAATTCTTTCAAGTCTTCTGTTGGTGCATCTAATATTCCCTTTAAGTTAATTGTAGGATACATTTGCATAAAACTTCTTTCTATCTCTACATCTGATATTTCTCCAAGTCTAATATCTTTATCGCCATTTTTTAAATATAATTGTGTTGAAACAGTATATTTTTTTTCCATTAATCTTCCTCCTCTTTGTTTAAATATTTTTCTTTATAGTAACTACAGAAATTACAACAACTACAATATCCTTCCTTGCATTTTTTATCTTCGCCTTCTCTTACTTCAATTTCATAGTCGTTTAGTGTTTCTTCTATTTCTCCTGTGTTTTTATTCATAACTTTATATTCTAATTGTTTTAAATGTTTTTCTGCTTCTTCCAAATTGTCATATACCTTCAATGCTCTTTTATTTGTTTTCTTTTTAACTGCATATTTATTGCCTTCATTAAATCTATTTTCAGGTGAGCAAATCGGTAATTCATCATCTGGTACATTTTCATATTTTGCTATTTCTTTAAATTTTTCTTTTATAAAATTTTCTATTTCTGTAAAATCTTCTTTTGTGAAAACAAATTCTATTACTTTTACTGGGTAGTCTGGATATGAACTATCTACTTTGGCTTTTGTTTTGTTATGGTCCTTCATAACTGCTACAATTTGTCCTTTTTCTACTTCAAATCCCATTTTTTTAAATGCCCAAGCATACATTAATAATTGCTTTCTATAATCTTCAAAATCGTTATATATTACCTTCCAAGCACTACACGTTTTGTAATCTGTTATCATTTTCTTTTCTGCATTGTATAAATCTGCTTGTCCAGAAAGTTTGTATCCGTTTTCCACTTCTTCTACAAAGTGTTCTTCTTTAAATTCTGTTTCTTCCTCTTTACTATTTTCTAAGACACTATGTGTTGCAGTCCCCAATATTAGCCATATCATATCTGCTACATCTTGTTCTATTTCATTATTGTGTCTTCTTGTTAATAAGATTTCTCTTACATCTTTTAATATTGTTGTTACACTATATTGTTTATCTTTATATTGATATTCTCTTGTAACTGCATCTACAAAAGGTTGAGGAAGATTTAATTTATTTGTTATTTTCATAACTTTATCTCCTTTAACTTTTAAAGTATTTTTGTGTATTTGACTTTTTTATTTTTTTGTATTAAACTTATGTTAAGTTTATTTATATAAATTTTCTACGAAGAGTTAGATATTCGCATTATCTAATTCTTCAATCTTTTTAGTGTATTTCTCTATTGCTAATTCTGCAACATTTTCAATTCCATTTTTCTTGCATGTATAATTCTTTAATACACTACCTTTTCCAGTTGTCTTTTGATTGTTAATTTCTTGGATTTGTCTTAGAATTAAAATAAAATCTTCCAAATCTTCTTTGTTATTAGTAGCTTTATTTATAGAATTAGCTAAATTATTTAAAGATTTGTTAATTTTTTTATTTGAATTTTTTTTGAATATATTAAACATATTTTTTCACCTCCTTAATTAAAATAAATTAAGTCTTTTCTTAGTTGTATCTTATTTGTCTTTTTCTGTTTTTTCGTTATTTTCTGTTAAATCTTTGTTAAGTGCTTCTGTTATTGCTGAAATCATTGCAACACTAAATAAATCTTTTGCAACTTTTGATAATTTTTTACTTTTGTTCTCTTTTATTTTTGAATATAATTCGTAACATAGAACAATAATATATAAAATTGTTGCTACTAATAGTGCTATACATATTGCATTAAACATATTTATTCCTCCCTTCATTTGTATTTTTATATATGTTAATTTTCATGATGTACTTTAAAATATTCCTTCAAGGCTTCTTCTTCCACAAAATGTGTTTTACCTTGTTTTTGTGAAGGAAAATCTGGACTACTAAATAATTTGTCTATTGTCTGCTTCCCCCAATATGGTATTTGTTCTAATAAATCTTTTTTGGTTAAAAGTTTCATAATCTTTCCTTTCTTTTGCGTTTCGCAACTATTAGATTAAAAAAAATAATCATAAATTTCATCTTTTCCAATTTGTAATTGCTGGATTATATTATTTGCTTCATTTAAAGTGAAATCAGAATATCCATTAATTTTATCAGAAAATGTTGTGTAATTAATTCCTATCATAGAAGCTATTTTTTTATATGTAATATTTTTTTCTCTCAATAATCCTTTTAATTTTGATAGTTCTTTAAATTTTCTTTTTTTCATTATAGCACCTCCTTTTGCGTTTCGCAACTATAATATATATTAAATATTTTTTGTTGTCAATACCTTTTAGCAAAAAAAATAAAAAAAAATGTTGCATTACGAAAAACATTAGTGTATAATATAATAGAAAGCAGGTGATTATATGGAAGATAAAATTGTTTTAAATGTATTTGCAACTAGACTATCATATTTGATAAAGAATAATAATACCGACATAAATAAATTGGTTTCTGATTTAGGTTTAAAAAGTAAAACTACAATTTATAGATATATGAATGGAGAAATGTCACCTAAAATAACAACAGTAAAAGTCATTGCAGATTTATATAATGTAAATCCAGTATGGTTAATGGGCTACGATGTTCCTATGGCAAGACAAAATATAAAAGTTGATAATAATATATTCCCTATGCCAGATAATGCAATTCCAATACCTGTTGTTGGCAAAATATCAGCTGGAATACCTTTATTAGCAGTTGAGAATATTGTTAGATATGCTTATGCACCATCTTCACAGGTAAAACAAGGCTATACTTATTTTTATTTGACTGTTCAAGGTGATAGTATGAATTTAAAATTCCATGAAGGAGATATTATACTTATTCAAAAACAATCAGATTTAGAAAACGATGAAATTGGTGTTATATTAATTAATGGTGAAGCTACTGTTAAGAAATATAAAAATGAAAACGGATTAATCATATTACAACCAATGTCTACTAATCCAGAACATCAAGTACAAATATATAATCCAAAAGAAAAAGATATTGAAATTATTGGTAAGGTAATATCTTATCAAGGAAAAATTTAGGAGGTGTTATATATGCAATGTAAAAAATGCAAAAAAGAATGTATGGAAAGTGAATTATCCAATGGTTATTGCTATAGTTGCTATCAAGAAAGTAACGGTAATATAGAAGAATTAAAAACAATAAAAAATGATACTGCTGAAAAAATAAAAAAGACTTCTAATGTTATAAAAATTTTAGGATATATTGGTTCTTTAATATTATTATTCTTATTTATATATTTATATAATTTTACAAATGGATTAATTACAGGAATATTAACAGCTTTTGTCATTTTTGTAATAACAATTTTATTAGATGGATTTGCTGAAATAATACAACTATTAGAAAATATAAAAAATAAATAAAAAGATAATGTGCTGTCCGCTAAAACAAACACATTATCAAATCAAATACACAATACTTCGAAAAGTACCTGTATGTTTATTATACATTATTATTAATAAATATGCAACTCTTTTTGAAGTAAAATCGAAAGGAGTTTTTATTATGGAAAAAGAAAGAAGAAATAAAAGAACAAAATCAGTTGGAAATGGAGAAGGTTCATTATATTATAGTGAAAAATTAAAATGTTGGGTATTTCAATATGTTTATAATGGTAAAAGAAAAACAATGAAACAAAGGAAAAATGAAACTGTCAAAGAATTTAAAGCTAGAGTTACTGCATTAAAAAACAGCTTAGATACTGGTACTTATATTGAAAAAAGTTCAATAACAATTTATAGCATTATTAAAGAACACATAGAACAGAAATTTAAAGATGGTATAACAAAAGAAAATTCTTATAGTAGAGATTTAGATACTTTGAAACAAATAGAAACTTGTTGCTCTGTTTTTATCAATAGACCTATTCAAAATGTTTCATTAAAAGATATTCAAAATGCAAAAGAAACAATAAAGTTTTATTCGCAGTCTAATATAGATAAAATTTGGAGATTATTAAAAAAAGCATTTGCAATAGCAGCATCTCCATCTTCTAGGTTAATTCCATTTAATATTATGGCTGATGAAAACCTTATAAAGCCTACTTCTGAAAAGAAAACAAAAAAAGTTTACCCTTTACAAGAAGAAGAACGAAAAAAATTACAAAACATACTTGATAATGAAGAATATAATCATCCTTATAGAAATATTGTGAAAATGCAATGGCTAACAGGTATGAGAATTGGCGAAGTACTTGCACGTTCGGAGGCAGACATAAATAAAAGTGATTTAACATTACACATACATAATACACTTACTAAAAATAAAAACGGAAAAATCATACTAGGTGAACATACAAAGACTTATAATAAAAAAACTGGTATTGATGAAGGTGAACGATATTTTCCTATTGATGCAGAATTAAATAAAATAATTAAAAGTCAAATAGATAAAAAAATAGTTAATATTGAAGGTCTATTGTTTTGGAATTATGGAAAAAATAATTTTATAAATCCTAGAAGAATAAATGAATGGTTAGAAAACTTAAATAAAAAATATGAAATTTCAAATCAAAAATTACATAGTCATAGATTAAGACACGATAGAATAACACAATGGAAAGAAGCGGGAATTGATAAATCTGCCATCCAATATTTGGCAGGGCACATTGAAGATAGTGAGGTTACAGATGACTATATAGATGTATCACAAAATTTTGCATTTGAACAATTAAAAAAAGCAAAATAA